GAAAGTAGATCCGGATGGCATGCCATGCCTACCATCTAGTAGACCTATGGGTGTTATTAACCCTACTTGTGATAGAGTATCAAATAACGCTCTAATAGCTTCTTTATCACTAGGACGAAAAAGATATCCAGCTATTTGACCCACCTCTTGTAAGAGTTCATGTTTTAACGAGTCATCATAATGACTAAAGTCAATACTCAACAGTTTGAATTTTGGATTAGCTGCCAAGGCCTGAAAGATCGACGTTACTTTTGAGTCTACTTCTTCTGGTCCTCTCAAAGCATGTCGCCAAGGCAACAATTTCTCTACACCTAATAAGGGGATAAAGAATCTCATTTCGGATAAAATCCTTAGGATTGAGATCACCCAAACAGTTCGTGTTTTATGTTCTTTACCACCTTGAGTTCTAGTAGCCTGCACGGCTGGCTCATCTTCGAACAAGAGATCATCTGTTCGGTTGTAGTCTGCTAACGCCTTAGCAAGAACTAATCCCTTCTTCTGGAAATAAGGGGACCCTGCACCTGTTTGTGGCTTAAGAACTTTAGATGCTGTACTAACTGGAACACTTTTCAGTCTATTAAAGTACCGCTTTAAATAGGGATCATTTAATACTAAAGTATGTAAATGAGAAGGATCTTTACCTTCGTAACTCTCATAACTACCTTCAAGTTGCGAGATCCTTTCTGAAAAGGGTAGGGCGATAGATCTTGGAGCTATATTAGATCTATTGCTATCTTCCAATTGTTCTAGAGGGACGTCGAGTTCATGTGATCTTTTCTCAAACATGGTATCCACATGCTTAAGTAGGTTGGAAAACTCCTTTGCTAGAGGAGTTGTGTATACTTCCAGATTACCTTTATCAACACGATTGAGGCTGTGGGACAAGCGCTGAAAAGCATCGTAGGAGTAACGAGTTCGTAGAGCTTTCAGGGGTTGGACGACATTTAACATAATTGCACCTCCTCAAGGGCCTCTATATGGTATGTTTCAATTAGACCTGAAACATTCTCATGGTTAAATGGCCTACAATTTGTTTCACGACGTTTATTGTAAGCATCTCTGTCGTTAATATAACTATCAAGTCCGATATAGAGAAGTTCACACATAGGTAACTTCTTATCTTCACAAAATGATATCATATTATAAAGATCTATACCTCGTGAACAGTACGTAATAATCCACCGATGATTTAAATCAACAGGGACCGGATCAGAGAGTTTACCGGAATAACAACCGAAGTAATTGTTGTTATGTACTTTACACCCAGAATAGTGAAAGTCCACCACTTCATAAGTTACACTTAAAACGAGCAGAAATGCTAACATAACGATTACCTATATATTGCCACTTCATCAGTTTCGTCATCTATAACGCGGACTTCGTCTACCTTATAGATTGGATAGATGGTGTCATTTAAAGTAAAGATACCTTCATTTCCCACTATTTTAGAACAAGTATGGGATATGCGCTCTGGTACTCCGTAAATTGTTTCTCCTTCTATAACAATAGCCATAGAAGCGGAGTCTTTGATACTCCTGAAACATCTCATTGCGGTACGGAAATTTTCATGAATCATATGTAATCCTCTCTTAAGTCATAGAAAGAAAAACTACAAAT